TTATGGAGGTTCTAGGGGTATATCTGGTTTACAGTTGAGCCTATCCGCTACCGCACAAAGTAACCGCCCAAAAAAAAGGAGCTATTAAAGCTCCCTTTTCTTTTATTAGTTTTTAACTAAACATTTTGAGCCCATGTAACCATGACAACATACGAGCCATAAGTACCCTCGTCCTCCTCGATTAGAAAAGGATATTTATTCACAACACGAAAGCTCCCTTGATACCAATTACCGCAACAATCGTATTCATGCTGACAATGTTCGGCAGGCATAACTTCATCAATAGCCTTCTCGAGTTCTTTAGGTTCTACAAAAGGCTCAATTCCGATTGAAGTGTAATACGTTGCTGTTTCGTCACCCTCGTCAATAGCTCCCTTATCAACGCTCAAATATGTTAAGCCTAAGTGCTCAACCTTCAAGGCTCTCTCTAAGTTTTCTTTTATGTTTTTTAGTTCCATTTTTATTTCCTCCAATTAAAAAAAAAATTAATTAAATACTATTTTTAAAATATTCGCAAGTAAAAAAAAAGGAGGTGTTTAAACCTCCCTTTTTCTCTTTTCCTCCTTATCTTAAAAAAATTTTAATACTATCCATAAACACAAGAAGCCATAACAAAGGGCAACAATCGAAAAACCGATAAACCATTTTTCTATTCTATCCATTGTATATCCCTCTTTTTCTCTCAAGCTCATAGACTCGCACAAGCCAGTGATAGTTGCTATCAAGGTAGGCTTGAAAACTTGCATAGGGTTCTTGCTTAAATGCAATCCTTTCAGCTCTATTTTCGAGATACATGGACCACAAAAAGCCTTCTCTAAAAGTCTCAGACTCATAGCACTCATTGAGCAATCTTTTGAACATTGCCATGATTAACCCCTAACGCTCGCAAGCCAGTCGTTATAGGATTTTAAGGCTTTATTCTGTAATCCTTTTGGGAAATTATCGTGAGCCTTGATATTAAAATAACTTTTCAATGTTATTTTTTTATAGTGTTGCTGAGTTCCAAAAAATGCCTTGAGCCTGTTGGGTTTTCCCTTAAATTCTGGCGGACAATTTTTAGTATTTGCAAGATGATTACTCAAGGCATCAACCATTCGTGGAGACATAATCTTACTCTGTTCCTCCTCCGATTGAGTTAATATCTTTTCATAATTTTCTTTTGCTTGAGCCATATAGACTTCAAAAGATTTTATATTATTTATTTTTGTTTTCATAGTTAAATACTCCTTTGTATTTCTAGTTATAGCTCCGCACCATTGCAAAGCCACCGCACAAAATACCATCATTCCCGCTTATGTCAATAAAAATTTGTGACAATTTTGTGACATCTTTATCTAGTGTTTTACATCACTAATACACTAACTTACTACAACACTATAACACTACAACACCTATATATTTATACAGTATTTTTAATTCTCACTCTTTTCCACTGTATTTTTATCCAGTATTTTGAATAAAAAAATGTCCCGAATTTGATAACGAATAGAAGGAGCGACAAAATAATATAATATTATATCTCACATGCGTATGGCTTGACAATGGTTGAATGGTTCGCTAGAGTGGTGTCCGCTCTGCAATGGTGCAGAGATTTACAAAGGAGTAAAAAATGACTACAAGACATTTAATGTTTGAAAATGATGTTGTTGTTGAGGTTTTTCCAGTTGACAACAACCTATATGATTTTAGTATCTATACAGATATTAATAGAGAAAAAGTAGAAAGTGATGATGGTGCTTACGAGGACATACTGTTCCGATTAAAAATATTACCATTAGGTTTTTATACTCGGTCAGAAATTGGTCAAGTGTTGCGTGAAGTGAGAGAGGTAACCAATGAAACAGATTGAAGATTTATTAGAAACTATTACACCAGAACGTCAAGAAAGATTATTAAATCCACAGATGTCTGACTGGTTTAAAACTTTTTTTATGGGTAAATATGGTAACAGAGTTTATGAAATAAAAGTTGGTCGCAAGTGGGTAACAATGCGGTCCAAAAATCATAGAGCTAGAATATCTTTAGAGAAATTTAAAACTCTAGCATTTGTTCAATGGCGTAGGGATTGTGAGTCTTTTACCTTTGTACCATCACAAAAAAGAAAAAGGGAATGGTATAAAGATTTTGGTTTTACTCAACCCCCTAGAGATTATATTATCAATCACAAACATTTAACTTGGAAATAACAATGGAAATAGTAGTATATTATAAAAATAATTATGGTAATTTATTGTGCTATCCTTACTGCGAAAAGTCAAAAACTTTTGTTAGCTTAACAGGATACCGAACTCTTAGTAATTATCATTTATCTTTAATTAAAGATTTAGGATATAAAATTACAGAAATTCCTTTGGGTGTGGCAGAGGGTGTATAATAAAATAAAATACGTGCGGGCGTATGGCTTGACACTTGCCACCGCTTGTCGCTATAATGCCTACACAACAACGAGGGAAGAACCATGAAACTATTTGAGAGTATGTATGGAGCTAAGAAGTATCTAAAAGACAATAAATATAGATACTTAGAGTGTCATAGTCACAAAGAAGATGTGTTTAAGATGTATAAAAAAGGTACTAGGATTGTTTGCATAACACCATACAGACAAAACTATGAACCTACAAGATATAAATTACAAGTTTTAAAATAGTACTTCAGGTCTAATTTTTTTTAAGGACACAGAACGAAAGCTATAATGCTTTAATAATAATAAATAATGTACACTTAGAATTAGAATAAGTACTCCCTAAGAGTTTGCAGGTATCTCTTTAAAAAACCTTGCATTGAATTTTAAGTTTTAATTATTTAGGTACTCCTTTTTGTTATTTTTTCATAACCTAAATAGTTAGAAAACGTGTAGCTAGACTAATAGTAACAGGGAGCAGAATATATTTTTTTAGATGTATATATTCGTAAGTCTTGAACTTAGTTTAGCTACACACTTTTATTAATAATAACCAATGGAGGTAATAATGGCACAAATGAGAAAATTTGAGCAAGAAGCAATAGTTAATCAGATAATTAAAACTATTAAAACTAATCGTGAAAAACAAAATGAGACTTTAAAATCACATAAAAAATATTTAGCTGTAGTAAGAATTAATGAGGATATTAAAGACCTTGAAAGTAAACTAAAATTTCTTAGAAAAGAAAAAGAAGCTCTTCAAGACTCAAGACGAGAGCTAATAAACGACTTTAATGAGAAATTCAATGTTGAATTAGATTATGATTATAATGATAATTTAAAGTTTGAATTTGAAAAATGGACTGTTAGACGAGATGTTGAAGACCAATTAGCTATAGCTTTACTTGGTAGTGAGTGGAAAGATAATCTACCTGCTATCATTGAGGAGATTGCTAGTCAATTTTAATTTAAAGGTGTGGTACTTTCAAAGGCTGAGTCGCACTCGTATAAGGGAGAGCTAAGTTAGTCGGTTAAAACAGATGCATGCCGAGACTGATAAGCCACACACTTTTTTATTTAAGGAGATAGATATGCCTACATACAAATTACTATCAAAAGGTAGTGTCAAAGTAGATAAAAGCAATAAGATACAGAACAAATACTTTAGTAGAATTATGTATCTTGCACCACACAATTTAGCTGATGGTAAGCGTACTGTATGTCCCTATGCTACAGTTGCAAAGTGCCATGAGCCATGTTTAAATCTATCAGGCAATGGTTTTTACAACAATGTTCAAAAGGGTAGAATTAAAAAGACTTTACTATTCTTAAATGAATATGATACATTTATGGATTATTTGATTAAGGACATTAACAAATTTATTGACGAGTGTGATAACCTAAATAAGATACCATGTCTAAGACTTAATGGTACTTCGGATATACAATGGGAACAGCAGTTGGTTGATGGCAGGAATATATTTGAGATATTTCCTGATGTCTTATTTTATGATTACACTAAGATACCTACACGAAAAGTTGCACATATCAAAAACTATTATTTGACTTGGAGTTATTCACAAGCTAACGACAAGTATGCTGAGTTATTTGATGATGTAAAATTTAACAAAGCTGTGGTATTTAGAAAAGAATTACCTGAGACTTTCAAAGGTCTCAAAGTAATAAATGGTGACAAACATGATATGAGATTTCTTGACGAGCCTAACGTAGTCGTTGGGTTACTAGCAAAAGCTAAAGCTAAGAAAGATTATTCCGGGTTTGTTGTTGATAATTTAATAGAAACGAGGGCTATATGAGTAATGGAGTTGAAGTAAGTTTTAGAGACAAAATCTGGATTAAATCTAGTGATAATGAGTTTGCTTTTGAAATAGAAATTAGAGATGTAATTCATCTTTTAATTCATGCTTTAGATGAAGTTGATTACGAGGGAAACAAAACTTATACAACAATATTTGAAGAATTTATAAATAAAACTAATGGAGAAATATTAAAATGAGTAGTGCATACGAAAAAACAGCAAGAGAACACATGGTTCTAACTGGATTAGAAGGATATATTGAAGATATGATTGAGTATTCTGATACAATACTTAGTATTCATAATGATATAGAAGATGTTAAAAATATCGCAGAAGATAATCATATGTACGCTATGGACCATATCAATAGCGAATATGGTAGATTAGAGTCAGAACTTGATAGCAAAGTATATGATTTAGAATGTGAGATTGATAATTTAAAACAAATGATTGAGGACTTAAAGCAGAAAGACTAATGGATAAACAAGAAGAAATTTCTTTTATAGAAAAACAAATTAAGTCTTTAGAAGATAGTATAGAGTTTAAAGAATTTATTTTAAAAGAGGATAAATATAAATTACACCTACTACAAAAAAATTTAGAGGAGAAAAAATGAGCAATGAAGCAAAAGAAAACTTACAAGAATTTATAAGAGATGAAGTGTCTAGGCAATGGCAACTGCCTAATAGACCAGACTTAGAAGAGGATTGTATAGAGTTTATATGGGATAGATGGGATAAAGAAATACCCTATCAAGACGAAGTGTACATAAATTTTTTATTGATACAGTTTTTATCCGGGCATTGTCAACATGCAATATCCTCTAGTGATATAACCCACATGGAGATAATGGAGAAAGCTAGACTATTAGAATTAGACGTATGAGAAAAACAAGACTTAAAGTAGAACATCAATCTGTAACAGGTGCGAGAGGAAAAAAAACGCATATTGGTAAAGGAAATATAGGCTTTGGTACTATGCCTAAAAGAAAGAAACAGACCTACAAAAAATATAGAGGGCAAGGCAGATGAAAATAACAGGGTGGAAATTAGTTATCTTTTGGGAAGATGAAACTACAGAAGATGTAGTTGATATACCCGACTGGGTAGCAAAAAGAATTGACGAATATTTAGATGAAATCGAAGAAGAATACGTCTAACTTTTATTAACAATTAATTAAGGATAAAACATGCAAAGACAAGAAATTAAAAATATTAAAAAAGGTACTAAGCTAATTACTAAACACTTAGGTATTCCAGTTAGAGCTACGTCAATGGAAAGTATTAAACAAGGTAGAGGATTTAAGAAGATACTACTTGTAGATGTTAAAGGTTCAGACATAGGTTTGTTTGACGAAATTGGTAGTATCTATGTTGACGATATTGTTGAGGTACTAACATAGGAGGTTTATAAAATATTGAAAGAAGAATACAGAATTTTAATAGATGCTAGAAAACTAGAACGTGAAACAAATCAAGAGTTTAAACTTGATGGTTTAAGAGAGCATTACAAATTAAGTTTAACCAAAGCTTTAAAAATTAAAAAGCTATTAGATAAAGATAAGGAGACAAAATGGCAGACACATCACAAATAACACTAGATGTAATACAGGCTATACAACAGAAAAAAACTGTTAGCTTTAAGTATGGTGGGCATGAGCCTATTAGAGTAATTAAACCTCAAGGTTTCTATGGAGACTTTGCAGGTTTTGAAGGAACTGACGAAACCACAGAAGAAAAAGAGTTTAGACGTTTTGGTTTAGATAAAATTCATGAGTGGCTAGGTACTGAACAAACAGTTAAAGTTCATATTGAGCCTATTGTATTTACGTTCCACCCTACATGGTCAGAAGTTAAACATAGACTACAGGAACTTATAGACTTTGAGGACTTGGAGTATGGTGTAGAGATAGAAGAATGAACTGTTGGCATTGTAACACCCAATTAATATGGGGTGGAGACCATGACATAGAAGACATAGACGAGGATAATGAAGATTACGTCATGGCAACAAATTTAAGTTGTCCTAACTGTGGCTCGCTTGTCATGGTTTTGTTACCAAAACAAGGAGAAGGAGGAGTATGACAGAGTATGACATAAATAAGCTCTATAAGGAACAGGAAGAACGTGATAGAGTAACTTCCCTCTATGCAGATAATGGGGTATTGCAAATTTATTTTGCAGATGGTACAATGGAAGTCTGGAAGAAGAACTGGCGAGGTAAACTAAAACGAAAGGTAAAAAGAAATGAGCAGAAAAAGTAGTATAATTAATAGATTAGATAATTTGTTACAGGCTAAAATTCATTGTCATTTAATGAACATTGAGGTATTATTAGAAAGTAATGTAGGAGTTGCAGAACACCCAGACATTATGGAAACAATTACTAAAGAGCTTGAGCTTGTAGCAGGATTTGAAGATACAAGAAGTTGTTTATTAAAATATTTTAGCGACGATAAAACATGAGTAAAAAACATACAGTAATTTTTTTAGGAGCCATTTTAATATTAGGTGCTTTATCAATCTATGATATTGCAGAGTATAAAAATTATAAAGAAAAACAATTTGAAAAAATAAATAAATTAAATAATAATTTAATTAAAGTTTCACAAGTTGTTAGTCAACAACAAAAAGATATTGAATATTTAGATACAAAAATAGCAGAGAATTCAGTGAAGATAGGCGAACTTAAAAGAATATTAAGTAAGTTAGATGATAGTTATAAATCATTGTTTAATTTATTATTTGAGGTACAATCTCAAAAGTTAACAGAAAAAAGTCAAGGTGCTGAAACTACGACTCCTCCTATAACTACAGAAGACGTTAACCCTCCATCGTCTTCACAGGTTTCAGCACCACCCCCAAAGATTTCTACCCCAATAGAAAGAGAGCAAGAAGTAGTGACAATTAAAAGGGATAATGCTCCTGTTCCTGTTAAAGTAATTGCTTCTTGCCCTCGACCTATTAAATTATTAAAAGGATAAACATGACAACACACAAACTTAATAAAGAACAATTTCGTTCATGGCAAGACTTTACATTAGAGAATGGGAAGGAGTTGTACGAAACTAAATCTAGTTTTATGAACGAGTTTGTTGAAGAGAATAAATTTTTAGTTCACTTTGATGAACAAACAGTTTCAACAAAAGTTTTAAACTTTTTTGAAAATATACTTGACTCCCAAAGAAGGAGCGAGTATAATAAGCAACATTAACTATAAACGCTATAAGGAGAAAATATATGGCAGTTGCAAATGGTAAAGCGTATTGGGCGAGCGTCACAGTTCCCAATACCACTTTTGAACCAGTCTACACAGTGGACCTAGTAATTAGTGAAGAAGATGCTCAAGACTTTCAATCAAGAGGAATTAGAGTTAAGGACTTTAGTTTGAAAGATGATGATGGTAATCCTCAATATATAGGTAAAGCTGTCACAATAAAAAGAAAAGTAAATGGAAAGAATGGACCACGTTCTGCTCCTAAACTTTTTAATAAATCTAAAGAACCTATGGATGTTACTGTAGGTAATGGCTCTGACGTTAGAGTTCAATACAATGAGTATCCTTGGGAATACGCAGGGAAATCAGGTATTAGCTTAGACTTTCAGGCTATGCAGGTTTTAGATTTAGTCCCTATGAAATCACAAGATGGTGATGAATTAAATCCATTTGGTGATGGGGAAGAGTTTTAAATGACAGAGGAAACGTCAGTCATGAATGACTCTAATAAACCTTTCATTACTATAGGTGATGTGCAAGTCTTTGTAGAAGATTTACCGGAAGAAGGTCAACAAGTCTTCGGAAGATTGCAGAGATTAAACCAAAAGAAAGTTAATGCTGTTCTTGACTTGGAAGAGTTACAGGCAGGTATTAATTTCTTTGAAGGTAAAATCGTAGAAATCTATAGTTCTGATGCACCTGAACAACCTAACGACTCTGAGAACACAGACGAAGATAGTTAGAGAATATTAATATAGCTAGGTTGTCTTTCTGTGCATGAGACACCTAGCTTTTTTTATGCACAATATGAATACTAATCCAAATTTTGTTAAAGTACATCAACCCTGCCCTGATTGTGGTAGTAGTGATGCACTTGCAGTTAATAAAGATGGGTCCACTAAATGTTTTTCATGTGGTAAATTTACACCAACAAATAAAGAAAGTAGTTTTAAGCCTATGACTAGAACACCTATACCACCACAAAAAGAAACTTTTGATAATGGAATTTACGCTCCACTATCAGATAGGAGTATCTCTAAAGACACTGCATTAAAGTATGGAGTTAAAGTTATCTACAATGCTCAAGGCGAGATAGCTCAACACAGATACCCATACCATATAAACAACGAACAAGTTGGCACGAAGGTTCGCTACATAAAGGATAAACACTTTAAGTTTGAAGGAACCATGACAGGTGCAAGCTTGTTTGGACAACAGCTTTTCAAAGAGGGTGGGAAGTATCTTACTATCGTTGAAGGGGAATGTGATGCTATGGCAGCTTATGAACTTCTTGGTTCTAAGTGGGCAGTAGTATCAATCAAGAATGGAGCTCAAGGAGCAGTCCGGGACATTAAAGATAACATTGAATATGTTGAAAGCTTTGAGAATGTAGTCATTTGTTTTGATAATGATAAACAAGGAAAAGAAGCTGCACGTAAAGTTGCTAGTATAATTAAGCCACGTAAAGCTCGTATTGCTACCATTCCTAATGGGTACAAAGATGCCAACGACATGCTTAGAAAAAACTTACATAGTGATTTTACTAGAGCTTGGTGGGACGCAAAGGTATATACTCCAAGTGGTATTATCCGAGTGTCTGACAAGAAAAATTCTTTTTTAGAACGTGAAAAGAAAGAGAGTGTACCTTATCCTTGGCATGGACTAAACAAGAAACTTGTTGGTCTTCGTCAAGGCGAACTAATGACTTTAACAGGCGGTACAGGCTTGGGTAAGTCGTCAGTAACTAGAGAACTAGAGCATTGGCTTATAAATAAAACCAACGATAACGTGGGTATAATAGCCCTTGAAGAGGATTGGCGAAGGACAGTCGATGGTATTTTATCTATTGAAGCTGATGCTCGACTCTACATTGACCACATTAGAGAGAGTTACGAAGAAGATGCCTTAGTGCGTATGTTTGATAAGACCTTTGGTTCCGATAGAGTATTTATTCATGCTCACTTTGGCACGAATGATATAGAAGATATATTCTCTAAACTTCGTTATCTGATTGTTGGTTGTGATTGTCGTTGGGTAGTCGTAGACCACCTCCACATGCTTGTATCAGCTACGACAGAGGGTGATGAACGTAGAGCAATTGATTCTATAATGACTAGGTTGCGAAGTCTGGTTGAGGAAACAGGTGCAGGTATCATCTTGGTATCCCACTTGCGTAGGGTATCCGGAGATAAAGGACACGAAAATGGAGTAAGCGTTAGTTTATCACATCTTCGTGGGTCCAATGCTATTGCTCAATTATCTGATTGTGTCATTGCTCTAGAGAGAAATCAACAGTCAGAAGATGAACTTGAGGCTCGCACCACAAGACTTCGTATTCTTAAATCAAGATACACAGGGGATGTTGGCTTGGCTACATCTTTAGTGTATGATAAAGATACTGGAAGGTTATCTGAATACGAAGATAAAGAACTTCTTAATACAGAATTAACAGACATGGACGTTCCATTTTAACTATGCAATTAGTATTTGATATAGAAGCCGACTCTTTGACTCCAACTGAGGTACATTGTATTGTAGCTATAGATGAAAATGATAAGCAATATACCTTCGATATAATAGATGGAACTATTGACGAGGGTATATCTTTTTTATCTAAGGCAGATAAACTCATTGGTCATAATATTATTGGGTTTGATATACCGGTTATAAAAAGACTACATGGTGTTAATCTGTGGCATAAAGATAAAGTTATAGATACCCTAGTGCTTTCTAGACTCTTAAATCCTGTGAGAGAAAAAGGTCATTCGCTTGAGGTGTGGGGTAACAAACTAGGAGTCGCCAAGTCCGCTCCTCCAGAAGACTTTACTACCTACACAAAAGATACTCTTAAATATTGTATTCAAGATGTGGTGCTAAATAAATTATTATTCGACCATCTTAAAAAAGAATCTGTGGGCTTTTCTATGGATAGTATAAAGTTAGAACATCAAGTCACCCACATTCTAAAACAACAAGAAGAGAATGGATTTTTATTTGATGAACAAAAAGCAAGTCTTTTATTAGCTGACTTAAATTGTAAGATAAAAGAAACTGTGGAAGAAGTACATGCAACATTTAAACCTAAATGGGTAGATGATAAATTAGTTACACCTAAACTAAAAGCAGATGGGACTCTTTCAAAAGTAGGTCTTAGTGAAGAAGAATACAATGAAAGAGTAGCTACAAAAAATATAAAACCTTTTATGAGAAAACATCTACAAGAATTTAATCTAGGTTCTCGTAAACAAATAGGAGAATACTTAATTGACTTTGGGTGGAAACCCTCAAGGTTTACTCCTACAGGTCAACCAATTGTAGATGAAAATACTTTAAAGAAAATCACACATATAAAAGAAGCAAAACTTATCGCTGACTTTTTACTGTATCAAAAGCGACTAGCTCAAGTTAAATCTTGGGTAGAAGCAGTTGAAGAAGATGGACGTGTGCATGGAGCGGTTATCTCAACCGGAGCTATAACCGGAAGAATGTCTCATAGAAATCCAAACATGGCTCAAGTTCCCGGAGTATATTCTCCTTTTGGTGATGATTGTAGAGCATGTTGGACAGTAGCAGAAGGTCACAAACTTGTAGGTATAGATGCAAGTGGATTAGAACTAAGAATGTTAGCACACTATATGGCTAACGAGGAATATATTAATGAAATTATCAACGGAGATATACATACAACTAACCAAAAATCTGCAGGACTTGAATCAAGAGATAAGGCAAAGACATTCATCTATGCACTCATTTACGGAGCAGGAGATGAAAAGCTTGGTTCAATCGTGCAAGGAAGCAGAGCAGATGGTAAACGACTTAGAGAATCTTTCCTCGATAGTCAGCCTTCATTTAGAGCTCTTAAAGAACGAGTTGACAGAGCAGCTACGAAAGGATATTTAAAAGGATTAGATGGAAGGAAGATATGGTTAAGACACAAACATGCTGCACTAAATACTTTACTTCAAGGTGGCGGTGCAATTGTTATGAAAAAAGCCTTGATTCTATTTGACAACCTGTTAAGATTACAAACTATACCTGCAAAAATAGTAGGTAATATTCATGATGAATGGCAAGTAGAGGTCCCAGAGAAACAAGCCGAACATGTAGGAGCCCTAGCAGTTAGGTGCATAGAACAAGCATCTAAAGAGTACAACCTAAGATGCCCACTTACCGGTGAGTACAAAATAGGAGATAGTTGGAATGAAACCCACTAAAGAAAACAGAAAGAAGTTTGACCTTGATTTAACTTATGGAGAAATAAGAGAAGAAAAGATAGCAGACATGCTAACTAATAAAAAAGTAGAAGTAAAATCAGAAAGAGATATATGGCAGAACACAGGTAATATCTGCATCGAGTATGAGTGTTGGAACAAGCCTTCGGGCATAAGAGCTACAGAGTCTGACTACTGGTTTCATAATCTGTGCATAGGTGACGAAGAGTACTGCACCTTAGTATTTAAAACAGATACACTTAAAAAGATAGTCGATAAACTTGATACGTTTAAAACTGTATCAGGTGGAGATGGCAACGCCAGTAGAATGTACTTAGTAAATTTACAAAAGCTTTTTTCTACTGACGTTATAAAAGCATTTAAGGAAATCAAGGATGAAGAATAATAAAACTTTAGATACTCTTGTACAGGATATATACGAAGTTATAGAAGTTCTGAATGATGATGAAGCTATTGATATTCCGGAACGAATGTACGAGGAGTTTGGAAGAGATATGGAAGATGCTCTTAGACATTGGGCAACTCCTGTAGATAGACCTAAGAATGGATTACGTATGTCTAACATTGGTAGACCTTTACGTAGACTATGGTATGACTTGAACACCGAGCAGGATAAAGAACAAATAGATGCTCCTACTTATATCAAGTTTTTATATGGTCATTTACTTGAGGTTTTACTTTTGTTTTTTGTTAGGTTATCCGGACACGTTGTTCAGTCAGAACAAAAAGAAGTTACTGTGTCAGGTATAAAAGGACATATGGATAGCGTGATAGATGGTGAAGTAATAGATGTTAAGACTGCTTCTGGCTATGCATTTAAAAAGTTTAAAGATGGTACATTAGCTCAACATGACTCCTTTGGTTACTTATCGCAGTTAGCCGGCTATGAGAAAGCAGAGAAAACAAACAATGGTGGGTTCTTAGTAATGAATAAAGAAACAGGAGAGCTTACTGTTTTTATTCCTGATGATTTAGAAAAGCCAAATATAACTCATAGAATAAAAGAAGTTAAACAGGCTATGAAGAGAAAGACACCACCAGAGTATTGTTATCAGCCTATTCCAGATGGAGTATCAGGGAACATGAAACTACCGAGAGATTGTACATGGTGTCCTCACAAGTTCGAATGTCACAAAGATACAAATGATGGAAAAGGTTTACGAACTTTTGATTATGCAAAAGGTAAAGTCTATTTAACTCATGTAGAAAAACTACCAAATGTAGCTGAAATAATATGAATAATAAAGTAGCAAAAAAGTATAGACAAAAAGCAAAAGAACTTACAGTAGACTGGATTAAATCTCTTATTCCTGATGAAGAAGGAAAGAAAGTTAATATAGATACGTTTCAAGATTATATGCCAGAGCAAAAGTATGTTTACGCTAATCGAAAGTTTATGCTCTCAGCGTTTTCTGAAAGATGGTTTTATCAAAAACTAAAAAAGATAAACAAAGATATAGACTCTGTAACTTTAAAGGATTTTCAAAGTGAAGAGAGGTTATAGAAAACCACGTAAGATTAGACCGGTTGAAAAAGATGTTCCTAAAGGCTATGACTCTGGGTGGGAATATCAACTACACAACTCTGTTTTAAAGTCTTGGAACCATCATTCAGACAAAATTAATTATATTGTCGAACATAAATACGAACCGGACTTTACACAGACAATTGATGGTGTAGAATACCTACTAGAAGCCAAAGGTAGGTTCTGGGATTACCAAGAATACAACAAGTATGTTTGGATAAGAAAGTCTTTAAAGCCTAATCAAGAGTTAGTCTTTTTGTTTTCTAGTCCTAGTTCTCCTATGCCACAGGCAAAAAGAAGAAAAGATGGTACAAAGAGAAGTCATGCTGAATGGGCAGAGACTAATAATTTTAAATGGTATAGTGAGCATACGCTCCCTAAAGAATGGATAGAATAATATGAAATATAAATTTAACGAAAAAAATATAATAGAACAAATACAAAGGTATGTAGATGGGACATATGAGAGACATTACGCACAGGGAAAATATCAAGCAACTGATATGATTATTGATGCAGGGCATGGCAAAGGTTTTTGCATGGGTAATATTATGAAGTATGCTATGAGGTGTGGTAAGAAAGAAGGAAATGATGCTGAATATGACTTGTTAAAGATTATACATTATGCAATTATAGCTATAGCATTGGAAGATACTGAGTATCATTTAGGAGAAACAAATGATTGACGACAAAGTAGGAGTTAAACCTTATCTAGGTATTAACATTAATTATAACAAAGAAAAGAAACTAGACCGCTTCAGTCTAGACACACTCAAAGATAGATACCTCTACAAAGAGGAAGGAGAAACACATGCACAAGAAGCTTTCGCACGGGCTGCAGTATTTGCTGCAACATTTAAAGGACAAACAGATTTCGAGTTGGCTCAGAGACTTTATAATTACTCTTCCGACTTATGGTTCATGTTTAGCACTCCTATTCTTAGTAATGGGGGAACCAATAGGGGTTTACCTATTAGCTGTTTTCTCAATTATGTACCTGATAGCAGGGATGGTTTATCTTCTCATTATGATGAAAACATTTGGCTCGCAAGTACAGGTGGAGGCATTGGTGGATATTGGGGAGATATTAGGAGTAATGGCATCGCTACTGCTAACAATAGTCGTTCTACTGGCTCTATACCATTTATGAAAGTTGTTGACTCTCAGATGTTAGCTTTTAATCAAGGCATAACACGTAGAGGGTCATACGCAGCATACATGGACATTGACCACCCAGAGGTAGAAGAGTTCATAAATATAAGAAAAGAATCCGGTGGAGATATAAATCGTAAATGTCTTAATTTACATAATGGAATTAACCTCACGAATGAGTTTTTACAAGCGGTTAAGAATGATGAAGACTGGAGATTGATTGACCCAAAAACAAAAGAAGCAGTTAAGATAGTTAGTGCCAGAGACCTTTGGTGGCAGATACTAAATGCAAGGGCAGAGACTGGTGAGCCTTATATGATTAATATAGATAACTGTAATGATGCTATGCCAAAACAACAAAAAGATTTAGGACTAGAGATAAAACAGAGTAATCTTTGTTCAGAAATAACTCTACCTACCAACGAAGAACGCACTGCAGTTTGTTGTCTTTCCTCAGTAAATCTTGAGCACTTTGATGAATGGTCAAAAGATAAAAATTTTATTGAGGACCTAGTAACTATGCTCGATAATGTTTTACAACATTTTATAGATAATGCTATTGACATATCTGAGATAGGGGAGTATAATGCTAATTACAAAAGATTTGCAAAACATGTTAAAGAAGATAAAAAATCATTTACAAAAGCTGCGTACTCAGCTTACAGAGAAAGAAGTATCGGCTTGGGTGCAATG